TGCAAAGCACCACCTACTTTTCTAATTGTATTAAAATGTTTCTTATTTACAGAGCTACTTTTATTAATGTCACAGACGGAATATCAAGGCGGCATTATGAAAATGACGAGAGACACATAAGGTTGCATATAAATGAGTTCTTTGAAGAGAAAACAAATGTATCAACTGTCAATGCCGGTAGGATCAACTTCTTCATTGACCATATGAAAAAGAAAGGTTTATCCGGCAAGACAAGACGAGCAGTCTTATCAACCTTAAATCTTATGTTTAAATATGCCATTGGCATGGGATGGGCAAAAAATAATCCAGTCTCAAGAACTGAAAGGGACTTAATAAGAGGCTCCTCAAAGGATAGAGTTGATTACACTCTTGAGGAAATAAACAAACTATTAACCGCAGCACAAGAGGATAGTCCTTTATATTATAGTTTATTTTGGTGTTCAGCTTTGACCGGCATGGCGGCAAACGAACTAACCGGACTTCAATGGCAGGATATTGATTTTTATAAAATGAAACTTACTGTCAAACGTACCGCTTGGAGAGGAGAGTTAAGACCAACCAAAACACAATTCAGGGAGAGAACGATCCCTATATGCACAAAGCTCCACGAGGTGCTGAAAGATTGGGAATTGAAGTGTAACTCCAACGTGTTTGTATTTCCCTCTGCAACCGGCAGACATGGCGATCAGGATGCTTGGCGAAAACAAATAAAGCATTATTGTAAGGTTTCAGGTGTTGATTATAAATTTAACCCTGAAGATAGGGATGGCAGAGGTCTTGGAGCTTTCCGCAAGGCATTCTCAACGACAATGGAAGAGAGGATCCAAGTCCCTGCAATAACCAACAAATATAGAATGGGACACTCTAAGCGGTCAAATACTGCAAGGCACCATTATACATTTGCAGATATGGACAGAGCTCAAGCACCTGATGATTATGAAATGATGGCAGATATGATCGTTCAATCAAAATAATTAAATATCCTTCGTAAGGCATACGATCTTATGAGGGATATTAAAGTAAATATCACACCAATTGCAGCACCATCAAAGAGTGTGACCTGATAACCAAAGGCAGGAAGTACAGTTAAATTGGCAACGACTGCGACTATATAGCCGACCATAACGTTGGTTATTGCCTCATACAGACTTCGTTTTTTGCTTTGCATTATCATTATCCGTTGGATCAAATATGTGTAATTGGCAAACATCACAATGGTACAAATAATATCCGTCTTTTTGTTTTATTGGCTCCTTAAGAGATGCCTTACAACTTGGACAAAATTTCATGCTTTTTCTCCTCGCTTTGAGCAAGAGCAGCAGCAATGGCAACATAGGCAACTGCATCAATCCAAGAGTCCATATTTTTATCATCGAACTTAAGTCTTGATATTTTAAGTTGAGCCATACATAAGGCGGCTTGACTAGGTTTGACTTCCTGATTCAGCACTTGGTTAAAACCATGAGATATATTTTTAAAATTATCTCGAAAGTCCCCATATTGAGAACCTCGAGTTGTCACCATTTTATCAGCTTTTTTTAGGAAATCAGAAGGGGATTTCATCATCAAGATCCGGATCTACTACTTGTTGCTTTGGCTCTGTTTTAGTTTCATCTTGCTCAACCTTTGGTGGCTTTTCTTTGAAGGATCCAACCATCCAAGTATCATTCTTTATTTTCATATTCACATAAAAGTGTCTACCATCAAGAACGAGAGTGCCTTTATAATCGTCGTGCCAATCTTCCTCTTTCATATCAACTTTATTAATTGATATAGTGTTGTCATCAACACCATGTTTTTTATATTGTTTATCCACCATATTGCTCCTTTAATTCATGGTTTAAAATTTTAAGATTNTCNGGGTTGTTTAGATCGCTTAAATAAGCATCCTTTTCCTGAATATAGATCCGCTTTTCAGCACAAGCTCTCATCATTTGTGTGCAGAGATCAGAGTCTCTTTGAAACTCTTTTTTATGTTTTCTCCAAAANTCATCAAGAGCTTTATTATTAGTAATATTATCTAAATAATTTTCAATATACCAATCAGCATCTTTAACCTCTTCTTCAGGTTTGTTTTCCTCAGTCTTTACAACCTCAGGTTCTTTTTTAGCGAGGAGGTGGGTTGGCTTGGAGAGGCTCCCACCATCCTCTTTTTGTCTTTTAGCTTTACTAGCTAATTCTTGTTGTACTTGATTATCTATTTCAGCATCAGAGTATATATCTCCATGAAACCCCAACAACTTTAAAACAACCCTATCCTTTGCACGTTTTTCCGCCATAGCGAAAGGATATGCATTCTTATTGTTACTAGGAGTTGCCTCTCCATAAGACCACTCAGAAACACCATCACAATGTCCAGTGACCAACAAAACAACTTCTTTTTTAGTTAAGTCCTGATGAATCAACTCAGGTTTTTCAAATGTTAATTTTTTATAAGCCGCCAGTTTTTCTAATGATTTGTGATACATAACCCAAGTACCATGACAATTCCACATCGCTTGTTTCTGTGTCATTCCGACTTGGTCTAACATATCTAGCACCGGTTTTGGTACGTTTATCGCCATATGCCTCTCCTATAATAGCTCTATTGTTTTACGATTATTCTTTGCTACTTTTATATTGATGCCATGACCAAAGCAGTGCTTGGCATCTTTAGGTACAAGAGTTTTTAATTTATTCTCGTACTCTTTATTAGAAACCGCAGCACCTTTTGTTTGCACATAGTTATCTGCATAACGTTTCCAATCCTCATTACCTTCCATATCATAAGGTTTTCTGTCCTCAGGCGGCACTGGTGGCTCGTCTGTTATAATTTCTTCAGGGGATATGCCAAGCTGAACACAACTATGAAAATATGTGGCAACTCGTATTAATTCAGCTTGATAGTTCTCATCAATAGCAACTTCCTCAATGACCGGCTCGTTACCGGCACGTATGATGCTTAAAACGCCTCGTGTGACCGGTTTATCAAGATGTTGTGATAAAATGTAAGCGTTCCAATTTATTTGAGGAGTATAATATTTTATTAATCTAGGAATAACATCAGACCAACTTTCATCGGCTTGAGGTCTGCCCATAGTATATTTTGCATCAAGAACCGCATATTCATTGTCATAGTTCTCAATAACACCATCAAGAGTGCATCGCATAAAAGAGTGTTTTTTGGAAACATAAACAGACTGCCGGTTGGTTATAATATAACCATACTTACGAGCAATCCATTCAATATTAAGTTCTTCAGTTATATTGCCAAGCATAACCGGAAACACAGTGGTTAAATCTTCTGATTCAACTGCACCGGTTTTCTGCATAAATAGCTTATCAATAGCGTCAGCTTTGCCTGATGCAATTATATTTATTTCAGAGCCGCCAATAACTTTTTTTCGAGTTTCTAACTCAGCGGCATCAAATTTATAGCTTTCAAAGTATGCATTTGTCATACCTCTTTATAACCTATAGTAATATATATTACAAGTTATTACTTAAATTGGTTATAATTTAATATATTTTCCTCATGCCAACGATAGAATGTAAACGCCCAACTTCGCTTTTCTTATATTTGGTTGTATCATCGGTGTCATATGTGCCGCAAAGAAAGTGATCATCTTCTTCAGATATAAGGCATTTGATCTCTGCGAACTCCTGATCCTTATGATAACCTGAAATTAGAACTTCATCTTCCATAACAACCTTTTTAGATGGATCCACATATATAAGCTCTCCATGATTAAAGCGAGGTTGCATAAAGTTTCCAACAACAAAACAAGCGTAAGCATTTGGACTTTCCTGAAGATAGTCAGGTCTTTCAGTTGTTGATGCAAACTTGTTAGATATATAAATGCCTTTTCCGCAGAGGGTTGGCATTCCAAACACCGGCAGGTTTATTGGTATATTTGCCTCAGCAACGTCTGAAACATCAATATGTTGATCACGATTATATATCTCGATTGGTTTTGCTTTTAATAGTTCGCTGAGTTGCGGCAGATATTTGGTAGGATCAACGGATCCTCTTTCCATGCGGCAATATAGTCCCTGCGATATTTTTAGGTGTTTTGATATTTCTGATTGCGAGAGTGTCCGTTCCATTCGCAATTTATGCAGATTATTTGAGTGTTTCACNTCGTATCCCCTTTTAAAATTAAATTAAACTTAATAATTAATTATAAAGGGCAAAATTCTTGTTTTCGCTTTTGATTTAACTTCATAAATTTTAGTGATATTAAAAATCTTTTATATTCACCTCTAAAATAAATTTTAAAAGATCGTCTTGCTTTTCCAACTAATCCAAGTCTATTAGGTGGGCAATTATTGCCACATGATCTTTTCTTTTGTTTTAACGTAACTCCCATCTATATCTCCCAAAATATAAGTAAAGTTGAGTTATAACTATTAGGTAATAATAAAGCAAGTATATAACGAAAATAATGATTATTACGTTAAGTATATTTAATTGGTAATAAAAAAAACTCGCATAATGGTACCTTTTTATTTGACGATAATATATATTAGTTATATATATTACTATTAGGTAATATATAGTAATAAAATAGTGGTTTTATATGCAATTAACACAATATCTAGTAGAGAATCAAATTTCACAAAAACAATTCAGTCAGCTTTTAGAGGTATCTCAACCAACAGTACATAAATGGTTAAATAAAAAAGCGATCCCTTCCGGCAGACGAATATTGCAAATATATCGATTAACAGAGGGCGAGGTTTCCGCAGAGGACTTTATTGATGGGAAAGTTTAGTCGAGACAAAGGATATAGAACAGAAAACAATGTCAGAAAGGCGGCATTGATAAATGACCTGAAAGCATATCGAGTACCTCTATCAGGTGGCGGTGCAATAAAAGGGGATATCGTTATCAATAATGGTGTTGAGGAATGGGTGCTTGAGGTTAAGTGCCGCAAGGATGGATTTAAGACAATATATGATTGGATCGATGATGATGACAACGATGCTTTAATTATTAAGGCAGACAATAAACCGGAGTTAGCGGTTTTAAATATGAAAGACTTTTTTAATTTATTATCAACCCAAAAGAAAAAAGGAGAGGCGGATGGGACTTGATGCAATGAAGTGGGCGTTTGAACAACCCACTAAAGACCCTTATCAAAAGTTGATATTGGTAAGTATAGCCGATCATTATAACGAGGATCTCGGTTATTCGGAGTGGAGTTCTCTGCAGCGGATAGCAAGGATCGCTTGTTGCGATGAAAGAACAGTACAAAGGAAGATCAATGACCTAGTAAAAGTAGGTTATATAAATCGAGTTAGGAGAGGTTTTGGAAAGACAAACATCTATTATTTCCCAACTTATGACATTTATAAGAAACAACACAAATGGACTGAGAGTCCACTCAAGAACGGACAGAGTGTCTACTCAAGAACGGACACAGGAGTCCACTCTAGAAGTGACACAGGAGTCCACTCTGGTGACGACACTAGTGTCCACCAAACACAATATCAACACAAGTCTAACACAAATAGTAAGTTTGGTGGTCAGAGAGTCCAGTCAGTAAAAAAAGAATTAACCTATAAACAAAAAGAATTTATCGAGGCATTGGTGGAAAGAGTGCAAAAGAAGAGTGGGGATGCTCGTTTCAGTTATATGGATTATGATAAACTTAGAGACGAAATGAAAGATGGAATGCTGAAGAAAGACGGATCGTTTGAAAAATTAATGGATATGTATGAATTAAATTAATGGCAAAAAAACGTAAAGAATCAACAAAAGAGGAAAAGGTTATTCCAACACCGGAGTTTCTTAATAAGTTTGAGGTTGTTGAGGAAGATACACAAAGAGCCGGTCAAAAAAGAATGCGAGTTGTCAATCAAAGATGGATTGATATCTATTATCGAAAAAAGTTATTTCAAAAAACAATTATCATTATGCAGAACGATTGCACCATATTTGGGAAGGCACTGGTTTGCGAATGTCAATCACTTCAAATATGCAACCTACTATTGGTGGATCCAATAAAAGCGAGATGTCTGACTTTGCAGCATCTTGTGTTTCCGATTATAATAAAATATCTCGTTTGATGGGAAAGATAACGTTTGGTATTATCAGGAGTGTTGTTATAGAAAATAACTCTGCATCCGATTGGGCGAGGTATAATAAACGATCAAAGAAAGCAGCTCCTGAATTGTTAAGGATTGCTCTCGATGAACTTGAAGATGTTTTTAAGGGTTTTAGGTCTAGCCGCTGAACGCCCAAAGCGTGGCACATAAGCAAAGCAATGAAAAGAAGAATGCACACGTTATGACAAACCATAAAATGGTTTCTTTGATTAATCTTAAGTTAATCCTTTTGGTGGTTGCTCCATCAATATGTAGCTTTAAATATTTATTCATAACAAATCCTAT